AAAATATAAAGAACCTACACTAAAGATACCAGATAAACCTGAATAAATTCTATTTCTTTTTTGTGTTCCTCCTGGTTTTTCGGGAATTACACTAATATCATAACGATTAATTCTCCTCCTTTCGTCATTAAGTGCTTGGAATACACTACGATTCATAGCAACGTCTTCTACTGTTGCGCTACTACAATGATACTTATTGTACAAATCAATAATGTAATCTACTACTCCTTTCTTATCAAATATTTTACCATCTTTGTCTTTTGCTCCTAATGTAGGAATACTACGATGTCTTTCATATTCTAAAACATAGCGATTATTATTTGCATCAACTGCAATAACCATTATTACACTAAAATCAGATTCTTTAGTATCAATATCGGTAGCTGGGTCACAACCAATAAAAGTAGTAACTGGAGTTCTATCTCCGTCATTAACTATATAACCCATTTTATCGTTTTCATCATATTCATAAAAACCTTCCCAATATTTTATATGTTTTTGAGTCCAAATAGAATCTTCTTCTGATTGAACTTGCATCATATATTCTTGGTAAAACTTAGAAGGAGTTCCACTATCTTGGTAGAATTTTTTCTTCTCTTCTAACTTTTCTAATGGAAACCATCCTGGCCACAAAGAAGTTCCATCGGGCAATATAGCCTTATATGTAATTACTCTCCATGCAAAATCTTTTTGATTTTCTCCTTGACGAGCATAGTTGACGATAAGATTATTGATAAAGCTATCAAAGTGAACAGGAGTACCGTTAACCCTAAGCCTACCAGTATGAGGCTCGATAGCAGGATAAACAACAGCAGTAACGAGATTACTGTTTTTAGCCCTTGCTTCAGCTGTGATAGTGTTAGCTTCGTGTTCAAAATCGTCAAGGATGATAAGGTCGTATCTTTTATGTAGTTTAGCACCACCTCTAATTCCCGCAACATTCGATTTACTAATGAGTTTACATCCATTTTTTAACTCCACATCTTCTTCTGTCCATTTTTTTCCTTTCAAATTACCAAAATAATATTTGATTTTATCGTTGTATTCAAAGTGGTATTTAATATAGTCCATATTACCAGTACTAAGCTTTTGCGTTGCAGACACCCACGCATAAAATAGCATATCGTCTTTAGGGCAAAAACAAAAATCTTTGATAATCGAGCATTTAGTTAGCACAGTTTTTCCATGACCACGAGGCAAAATAACCGCTAATTGTTTTACTTCTGGGTTATCAATAGCATCAGCCATCTCGTAATGAAATGGAGGTGTTTCACTTCGCATAAAATCGTCTGGTAAAAATAATTTACCAAAAGCAATCATATCCTTACTTGCTAACTGAAGTGCTTCTTCCGCTTTGCTTATGTTCTGTATCTTGTGCATCTTTTTTAGATTCTTTTTCCATGTATTTTTTTAATTTATCTTCGTCTTTATTCATACGTATGTATTTATCTAAGACGCTATCCATTAACATTACATGACTGTGCAACATTTGCAATTGCATAGTAAGTTCTTTTATTCCTCTTACTAAATCATGTTTAGATAATGTTTTTTTATTTATTTTAGCCACCTTGACCTACCTTTCTTTTTTTATAGTGCTTAGGACTAAGCTTATTTCCAAACTTTGTATTTTTACTTTGACCCTGACGAGTCTTCTTTTTTCCGTTAGTTCTTTTTGCTTGAGGCAGTAATCTTTTCATTTACTTTTTCTTTTTCTTTTTCTTTTTTTTTGTAGTTCCTGTTCCGTATGCCATTTTAGTTCTCCCAACAATTTATTCTATCTTTAGTAAATTCCATAGTAATCCAACCCGTACGTTGAATCCCATAAAAGCTATAACGAGCATAGTCTGCGTATCTGAGGAACGACCCTCCTCTTACATACCATTTACGTTTTAGACTTTCTTCTCCGTCTTCTATTGTCAATGAATCAATTGGCTTACAATACAACTGATGATTATGTCCTAAAAAGTATACATCGCCATCAGAATAAACCGAAGCCATTTTATCTAATTCTGTGTCTCCGTTTTTAGCTCCACTTTTTCCGTGTCCACTAACAAGAAACCAATCTTTGTCACCAATAGTGATTTGTGCGTATCCAGGCAATCTAAAATATGGAACATCCATTTCACTTGCTAAAGTCTTACATACATCAAAATCTAATATGTTAAAACTTCTTAGATAGTCGTGATTCCCTCCTCTTATAAATAAACACTTATCTTGTATGGGTTGAACAAGCTTTAAGAACGAAAGATATTGTTCTTCTGGTGGAATTGCCTGTCCTCGTTGATTTATGTTATAATTAGGGGGAATCAGTTCTATCATATCTCCGTTACCAAACCATCGTGCGTTTGGGTCTTCATATATAACTTTAATTGCTTCCTGAAATTTCTTTAAGTCAAACTCGTGAGCTCCAACATGTATATCAGTTAATCCGTGTACACGTAATTTTTCATCGCTTTTTATTTGAAATAACTTTCCTGGCTCAATGTGTTTCTTGTCGTATTCTTTTACATTAGAAGGAATAGGAATAGAAAACCATTTACCGCAAGACTTACAGCTAAATTGTTGCTTAACAGTATCTTTGTTTCTTTTCTTACCTTCTTTTTTTGTCAACATACTACTACAATGTGGACATATCATTTGCTTTCCTCCTCGGAAGTTGTTTCTGGTAGTATAGCTCTTGACGCTCCTTCGATTTCGTCTGGACTAAATCCTTGGAACATACCTACGACTCCAGTTTCTATTTTTTTAACTTGATTACCCAATGTACCGATTGCTTTTCCTAGTTCTTTTAAGGATTGCAACGCTATATTTTCGTCTTCGCTTGTATCAGCTAGTTGTTTTAAAGAACCTAATATGTATGAATGGTCAATACCTAGCTCTTTAGCTATCTCTTTTGAAGTTTTTTCTATTTCAGTCATTACTCGCTCCTGTTTAAGTAAAATTACAGCTTTTTTCCTAGCCGTGTTACGATTTTTTTCAGTAAATGCTTTCATATAAGCACTCACAGCATCTTTTCCTACTGCCACGCTCGTGGCGAAAATTTTTTCTCTGTTTGTACAATTGGACCTCTCCTTTACCCTAGAAGAAGTATTCTTGATTTTGGTGCTAAATGTGTAGCGATTTGGGTGTTTTTCAAAGTCTGTGTCCATGTAAGTTTTCTTAGAGTTGATAAATGTGCCAACTACAGTTCTTACATAGCCTTTAGATTGTTTATAATTTTTAGAATCTTTTGGATGCGATAGATTTTCGGAGACTTTAAGAAGTTGAACAATACGACCATCATCACTCTTTACCCAATCACCTTCCTTTGCATCTCTCCATTCGGAGTGAAGTATCCCTTTGGGATGGTCCTTCATAAACTCTTTGTTTGTATCATAAACGTAATGTCTTGTATGTTTAATTTTTCTACTTTCCACGTTGCTTCGCTAATTGTTTATGCAAGGATTCAATCAAATACATAACATCCTTATGAACCCAATGTTTAATTCCATTAATTTCTATGGGTACACTTTCGATTCCTTCGTCAGCATCGCCATCATTTTCTACATATTCCATTGTCATCTCTTCATCTTCTAAGATTTGTTTAGACAACTTCCTTTCTAGCTTAACCAAGCGCTCAATATGTCCCAAGATTCGTTCCTGGTCCTTTTGAGATAGTCTTGCTAACCAATTTATTGATGTACCCATACATTTTTTCCTTGACTTGTACTACAAAACACTTTATCTTTGAGCAGTCTACGTAGCTATAGTAGATACTAGTAGATATAGTAGATTATGTAGATTTCTTTTTCTTTGGTTCTTTCTTTTTCTTTAAATTTTCTTGAACCTGCGCTATAGCATTTTCAAGTAGCTTCTGATTCATCTGGGCTTTTTCTGCTTCTTTTCTAGCTACTCCAGTTAAACCACCGCCACCTTTTAAATCTTTACTAGTTATCGTCATACAGACTCCTTTGTTTACATCTAATCTAAGCATACCCCATGTTATTTGCAACAAAAAATTGTAGGATTTTGAAGTAGCCCTACATACACACACCCTACCCCCTAAGTTGTGGTTGTTGATATATGAATTTACGTTGAAAATCAAATGATTGGAGAAATCAATGAGTAATACTATAGAACACGTAAGGTCAGCTATTCAGACTAACACTAGGCTTAAGATGGCTGGTGTAAGAACTAAAGTACAGAACTATCAGATTATACAAGATGGTAGAAGCTTACTTCAGTTTGAGTCTGAAGCACAAGTACATGAGTCATTGATGAAAGACCCACAGTATGCAGCACAGGTTGCAGGTCAGTCTGGATTCACAGCTCCAGGAGCTAGCTCTAATACGGATGCTAAGTTAGACGCGCTATTATCAGGCGTTCAGACTTTAGTTGATGCACTTACACCAAAAGACTAATCGTCTAGGTCTAGGGAGTACCTGAAACAGAAACTCCCTTTCTTACTCTTTTTTACACTTCCATCCATTAATTACAGTAGAATACATAGCAATATGTGTATAATATGTGGATATAATGTAGATACATAGAGATATAACACCCTATATATATAGAGATATGTGTATAACATGGGGATAAACTAGAATTAGAATTACTTTAACCTATAAACTACATGGAGGTATGTATGTATATACGATTAGAGAAGTCCTTAAGTGGTCCTTATCTTAGGATAAGCTACGAGGGCAATGGTATGTGGTATTATCGTTTGAGCGGGTTATGCCCAGATGATAATGTTGATACCTGGACTATGATTGATGTAGTCCTACACTTTCTTAAAGATTATTAAGAGAGTCATAGCCTTTCGTAACTGAAGGGCTAAAGAAAATAGAGAATTAAAGTTTAATCAGGATAGGGTTTTAGGCTTAGCGGCCTTCCACAATTCCCAGACGTGGGCGTTAGTGTCCGTAAGGGATATCTATTCTGGTTAAAATTAGGTGAAGCTTATACCTCTTATGGGCGTTCGTAGACTATGTGAAGTAGTTGAAACGTAAAGAGTCTTAGATTTAGCACAGGGTGCTTAAGTCCAGTTACGGGAGATGTAAGACGAATGAAATATTTGCACAAATCGAACATGTAAATCCAGGCATTAATGTATAAGTGTAGCCATTAGATAAATTAGATAAACTAGATAAATAGAAAAGAGGTAAATATGACTTATTATGAATTAGGATATGAACGTAGAGATAGATTGTTTAGTGATTATAGAATACTATATAAACAATACTATGGAATATCTATGAGTGATTTAAAGATGCGTAGGTTATTAATTAATAATATAACCGATAAAGATTTAAAAATACGTATCAAAGCTTTAAGAATGTTATTAGAATTACACGATTAAATATTTAAGGGGCGAGACTCTACTTAATATCAGTTAGTAGTATATCTCATTTACCTCGTCTTGTCCCTTTAATTTAAAGAATTAGAATACGGCTATATTAGTGGATAACAATGTAACATCATGCATAATCCACCTTGAGGCAATTAGATATCTAATGTATATCTGAGTAGTTAGGCAATGGTCAAATGACTGAGCAAACCTATGTCAATCAAGATACCTACAAAATGCGAAACGCGCAGATGTATCATATAGGTATTGTAGGGGGATAGCTTCCCAATGCGTAATCCTACTATAGACGTATTTTAATATTTGTATAATAAACCAAAGTAGAAAAGAGGTAGATATGAAGAAAAGAGATTGGAAGACATATAACTGTAGTAAACAGAATTGTAAGAATAAAAGATATAATAAGAAGCTCAAACTATGTAAATATCATTATCAACGTAGTAGAAAAGACATAAAAAAGATTTATAATATTGATAAAAGATTTAAACACGAGCCTAAACATTATAGAGATTTAAAAAGATTTAGAATTAAATATAAATATGTAGCAGAATGTGTTTTATTAGTTAAGTGGCAACAAGAGTATGATGAAGCTGATGATAAGAAACAAAAGATTATAGAAGCTAGAAAAAGATATATAATACAAAGTAAATATAGCAAGCTTAGTCCAGACTTATTAAGTAACTTTGACAATAGTTCTTATATAAATTGTCAAGTTGTTAAAGATTATAAAGAACATATTAAGTACTTAGAAGCGTTTGACTGGAGAAGTAGAATTGTTCTTAAAGGTAGAAGTAAAATGAAATACTTATCACATACTAAAAAGAAAGAAGAAGAGGAAAATGATGAACAAATTTGAGATGGTAGAATATAGAAATAGAGTTAATAGAGAGTACGAAGAAAATGGTGAATGGGAATACACACATCCTTACGGTTATAAGGTTAATAATAATCCCAAGGCTGTAGCTATATTGAGCGGCTTAAATAATTACAGAAGAACACATTGGCTTGTTAGATTAATGCAAGACACTCGTTCATTCTTTAAGAAAAGAATAACTATTAAGATTGAGAGGAACTAATGTTTTATACTAAAAAGAATACTCAGACATTAAAAATATTAAGGCATTTAAAAACTTATGGAAACATTACAAGCTTAGATGCGTTTGAACATTATCGTGCAACAAGGCTAAGTGCTATTATATTTAGACTTAGAGAAGAAGGTTTTGATATTGATACTAAAAGAATACAACACAAAGAAGCAAACTTTGGTAAATATGTCATGCTAGATACTGAAAATAATGATAAACTATTTTATAATTATAGAAGGATTGTATAATAATTAGGCACGGGACTAGGATGGTCGTGTATTCATCCGATTTAATAATATTTCCTTGTATTGATATTATCAAAAATGTCCCGATAGCCTTAGCCTGAATAGGTGTTGTATTTAACCTGAAATATGTTTATATTGTAGTCGGAGGAATCAATGATAAATATACCTAAAATATATAACGATTACTTAGAAAAACTACGACATAAGAATAGAGAAAAATATTCAGAACATCGTGGTTGGTTCTCAGCTAGTGCAGCTGGTAGTTGTTTTAGAAAGCAATTACATAGAACTCAAGACTTACCACTAGAACCAATGGATGAAAAATCTAATAGATTATTAAGACTTGGAACTCTAGTGCACGCAGACTTTGAAGAAGCATTTGTAGATTATAAAGCTAAAGATTTAGATGTAGTTACAGAACACCGCATAGAGATGCCTGAACTCAACGTAGTAGGACATTTGGATGTAGGAGTTGTAGACAAACAAACAGATAGTATACACGTGTATGATATAAAGACTGCAGGAGCTTGGAAATGGAGAATGAAGTTTGGTAGAAATCCAGACAAGAATCCTTCAATTAACTATGAATTGCAATTAGCTACTTATGGAATGGGTTTAGGTAATGAATATGATATTACTGATGTAAACTTATCTATAATGTGGTATAATAAAGATAGTTCTATGATGAGAGAAGAAAAAATATCTGACTTTTACATAGAAGAAGCATTTGACTACTGGACTGAACTTAATGAAGTGCAAGAGAAGGTAGACAATGAACCTGAGCAGTTAAAGCCAGGTAGCGCTAATGTTCCTGTATATAATTGGGAATGTAAGTATTGTGAATTTCAGGGCAAATATTGTCCTGGTCTATATAGTATCTAAACTATATAATACGGAGGAACTAAATGAAACTAGAATGCAGTATATGTGGACAGGAGCATGACGACCCTTATGGACATAATGCAGAACCTATTAATGATGGTAGATGTTGTGCAGTTTGTAATTTCGATATAGTCTTGCCTACAAGGATTAGATTAATGTTTGCTGATAAAGGTAAACAAGTAACAGAAATGATAGTAAAACAAATCAAACAAAGAAAGTTGGAGGAATAACAAATGGGATTCGATTTATATGGAGAAAATCCGCAAGTAGTAAAAGCCTTTTCAGATAAGAAGAGCGAACGATATGAAGAGTTATGTGCTATGTCTTATGAACTTAGAGAAAAACAAGGACTTAATGATGAGTATTGGAAATTAAATGATGAATGGGAAACTAATAATCCAGGAAATTATTTTAGAAATAATGTTTGGTGGTGGAGACCTTTATGGACATTCACTTGTGAACATTGTGAAGATATATTAACAGAAGATGACATGAATGCTGGATGTTACAATGATAACTATGTCATTACTGAAGATAAAGCAGTAGCAATAGCTGAAAGATTAAAGGAAGCTTTAGAAACTCCTGAAACTCAAGAATATCTTGATAATCATGCAAAAGCTATGCAACAAGCAAAAAAAGATAATGAAAAGCTTAATGAACAAAAAGAAGCTTTAAATAAAATTGCTATAACAATGACGGGAGACGAGGACATTGTTCCTATGAATTATCCTAAAGATTTGAAGAAACAATTTGATGAATTGCTTGAAGAAAGAAATTGGGCAGCTAGTTATCCTATTAACAGAGATAACATAGAACACTTTGCTGAGTTTGCAGAACAATCAGGAGGGTTTTCAATATGTTAAAAGATAATTATGCAATAGTTGGA